AACACGGAAACAGTCAAGGAAGTGAAAGAACTTTACGATCAGATGTATCGGTGGAAACACACGACTAGTTACTGGAAGTCTTTGCCCATTGAATGTCAACGTATTATTGCTTCATTGACACCAACTGTCAATGAATTACATAAGTTGTATACACGTAGTACTGTACACGAAGGAGGACCACGTAAAATGCCTTTGGGCATTTTTCTTTCTGGAGATTCTGGAAGTGGAAAGTCTGAATTGTTAGTACCATTGTATACAACTCTCTTGGCTCATCGAGATCGCGCCTTATGTAAAAATATCAACAATGAAGTGTACGTAAGAAATTACGAGACAGAATATTGGGATGGATATGTGGCACAGAAGATTGTGATATTTGATGATGCTTTCCAAATGAAAGACACTCCTGGTAATCCATCACCTGAATTTATGGAAGCCATTCGTCTTTTGAATACGGCTCCAGCTCATGTACATTGTGCAGATTTGAACGATAAGGGTAGATTTTTTTCTTCGGAAATATGTATTTACACTACGAATTTACATCACAATTTTGCAAATTTTATAAAGTCAGTGAATTGTCCAGAAGCTGCCATTCGGCGATTGAATATGTGCGCATATCGAATTGCTGTAGCACCCGAATTTACTCGTGAAATTCAAGTAAACGGACAACCTGAACGCCGCTTAGATAAGAATTTGGTGCGTGCTTGTGAACAGTGTAGAGCGTTCTGTTTGGAGAGGAACATTCCATCGATATCATTTTGTGCTCATGCTCAACAATTCGTTCCATATGATATGTTTACTGATGAAGTAATTGGAGAACCCTTGACTTATGGTCAACTCGTTGCCCGTTTGAAAGAAGAAGACACCCAATTATTACATTCAGAAAAGAAACGTATGGATATGGTTGATTTGTTGGCCATTGATCCAACGATGTTTGACTATCGTCCACAAATTAACGATGATATTATGTTTTCAGATGCTGAAGAAACCCATGGTGCCATAGATTTTTCTGTGCCCACTGATGTGGTGGCTTATCAACAATTGACAACATATTTACGTCATTTAATGGATATGCCTAATATTACCGAAGATCAGGTACTAGCAGACTTGGCGGCTATTCCACAATTATTTAGTACATATCAACGGCGTTTGTATTGTGGAATACGAAATGTGAATATTGCCCGGGATGATTCATTGCAAGTTGCTCTTGATTCTGCCGGAATTCATTTCAATCACGATGCCAATGTGTGGTACTCATATAGACATATGCGAAACACCTTGCAAATGATGTGTGATGGATTTACTGCTTGGGTTTCAAAACTTGGTGAACAAGTTCGCTGGTTTTGGAATCATTGTGGTTTCATTGAATTGATTTCATTGATTTATATGGGTGTGTACATGATTTTTATGTTTACGAGCATTTATTCAGCATGCACTGCTGATGTGTGCCCTGTTTGTAAATTGAAGAATAACAATTGTGTATGCATTCGATGGTATTTTGATGGAATTTTGTTTCAACAGAGAATCTATACCCATGCACAGGCCGGCGATATTTCTAATTATCTTTATCACGGAGGAGAGCAACCTGTTGGTATGACGTTGGAAGAAGCACAAACAAAGATGTATACGTCAGAAGCAGCTGCATCATCAGCTCCAACTCAACTTAAAACATCAAATTTTAAGGTTGAAACCGGATCTTCGGCGCCTACACTATTGAAAACTACCACGCAGTTTAAGGTGGAGACGAACTCATCTGCTCCAGTTCAAGTGAAAACGAACAATTTCAAAATAGAGGGATGTAATCAAGTGCCCGTTTTGGATGTTGACGCTATGTTGGATCGATATGATGAAGAAAAAGGTGACCCTGAAAAACGTATTACTTTCATGAATGCTGTGCAAAATATGCAGAACAAACAGATAGAATTGAATGAAATTCTCAAGACTATGCCAACGGTTGCACTCACTCAAGATTATACGACTGAATTGTATAAAGATAAGGGGTGCCAGGCCATTGAATCATCTGTGGTACGAAAATCAATGTATGCTTTACACTCTGCAAGTACAATATTTGGCAACGTCATATTCATTAAGGGAACTACTTTCCTGATGAATTATCATTTTGTTGCCATATTGTCAGCGAAACATTCATTGGATACACCAATGTTTTGTACAAATGCGTCAGGCGTGCAGATTGAATTTACGTTACGTCATATTGTGGAGAATCACGTTAGATTGTACAAAAATGGTCGTGAGGTTGATGCTGTGCTTGTGCCTTTGCCCGTTAATACCAGCAAAGTGCATGTACATCCCAACATAACACGACATTTTATCCAGACCGCGGACATTGCAACATTGACTGGCACTTATCAGGCACAATTACCGTCATATGCGGGACGAAAACTTGATTTTTTGTGTCCAAATTTGCGATCATTGATGGATGTCAAGATGAGCTACAATGAAGAACACATTTCAGATGGTGGTTTCAGAATGCCTGTCAATTTTTATTGGCAATATTTTGGATCAACGTCAGATGGTGATTGTGGGGGACCTCTTATTGTTAACAATGAATACTCAATGAGGAAAATTTTGGGAATTCATATGGCATCACGTGAATTGTCCAATGGTTCCCAAGGAATTGCACAAACAATAACTCAAGAGATGTTGATGGAGGGATTCTCCAAATTGCCTTTCGAATACCAATGTTATAGCGAAATAGATATACCATTGGATGAGATTCCTCTAACTGAAGATGTCACTCAGGGTAGTGTCCCACTTACTTCAGGTTTGATGGTTCATGGAATCACACCCATGGCCAACAAAACTGGAGGTAACACTAAGTTGATGCCCTCTGTGTTGTTTGATGTTGTTCCTCATAAGAAGAAGCCGGCAGCTCTACGTCCTCGTAACGGTGTTGATCCCATGCATAAAGGATTGTTGAAATTCGGGAAGAATGTTCCACGCTTGGACCCAGAAATGGTGAATGTGTGTGCGAATGACGTCTCAAACAATCTTTACACCAATGATTCTCATCGTGATATCAATCTTTATAAAAGGAAATTGACGTATGAAGAAGCTGTTCTTGGTGTGAATGATGATGAATTCTTGGCTCCCATAAATAGATCCACATCAATGGGGTATCCTTATACCGTACTTTTTAACAATTTACGTGGTAAGCGTGCAGCTTTTGGTGAAGATGAAAATTGGACTCTTGATTCTGATTTGGCAAAAGAAGTACAGCGTCGTGCTGAGGAGTTGGAACGAGACTGTTTGGAGGGTGTGCAAAGAGGAGTATATTGGAGTGATACATTGAAAGATGAATTGCGTGATATACCAAAAGTGGATGA